AAACGTAGAGGTAAGAGCGATCACATACCCGACCCAAAAGCCAACTTTGTTGTTAGAGCAATTGACGTGGACGCTCGCCTTTCTGACGACAAAAGAACTTCAGCATATTTGGCAGATCAAATTCGACAGTATGCAAAGAGTTACGGACGTATATCTTATGTGATTCATTTGGGGATGATTGCGTCACCAATCATGAATTACAAATGGAGACGGTACCGAGGATACAACCCTCATAACCACCACATTCATATTTCATTCCGAAAGAACCAAGATACCAATTCAGATTTTTTTAATATACCACTAATAGGGGGCAAACAATGAATAAGCAACTGATCGAAGTAATACAATCATACGGACGAAGCGCATTTGTTTGTCTAGCAACTGTTTATGTAACAAATCCTTCAGGTTCATTTGACGACATTTGGAAAGCATTTTTAGTTGCTTTTGCAGCACCTATACTTCGTGCCTTAAATCCGGATGACCCTGCCTTTGGTATCGGTAGTAAAGAGTAATGACAGCCCTTGAGTGGGCTGGTTTTCTAGCAGGAATCACAACCACACTAATCGGAATTCTCGCCGGCCTTCGATGGCTGGTCAGAGGATGGCTCAATGAACTTCGTCCCAATGGGGGCTCAAGCATGTATGACAAGTTAACTTCGCTTCAACAGGAAACAAAACACCTTTCAGATCGCATAGATGAACTCTTTATTGTCATAACTAGGAAGTAGACTTTAGCCATGGCCACCAAAAGGAAACCAAGAAAGAAAGTCGCTAGGCGTCGCCGTACGACAAAAGAGCCGGTTCTAACTAAGTTAGATTTTTGGGCTATAGCCGCTAACGAAGTTTATATGGCTTGTCGTAAATCAGGAATGGACGAAGGAACGGCCTTGGCTTTTGCCATGGATAGATCGTCTTACCCTGACTGGATTGTTGATACTAAAGACCCTATCAAAAATCCTTTAGACGACTTTGACGAGGATGACGATTAAGCGAATCGCCTTCATAAGTGACCTCCAGTCTCCATTTATAGATGAGCAGTCGGTCAAATTAGTAGGAAAGTTTTTAAGGAAATGGAATCCTCACCGGACTATTCAAATCGGTGACGAAATCGATTTACCTCAATTAGGTGGATTTAATGCAGGAACAATAGATGAGATGGTTGGGAACCTAGATGATGACAGAAAGTTTACGCAAGAAGTACTTCAGTATCTCGGCGTTACGGATGTACTAGGTAGTAACCATGGAATCAGACTTTACCGATCAATCAAAAAAAGATTACCCTCTTTCCTCAACCTACCCGAACTGCAGTATGAACGTTTTATGGGGTATGATAAACTCAAGATTAAATTCCACCCCTACGGACTTGATTGGGCGTACGGCTGGACGGCAGTTCATGGAGACTCTTTCCCTCTTAGCCAAGTTCCATCACAAACGGCCTTAAATGGGGCTAAGAGGCTTGGTAAGAGTGTGGTTTGTGGGCATACCCATAGACTAGGGTTATCGGCCTTTACAGAGGCTTCAAGAGGCCAAATAGGGCGTACTGTATGGGGATTAGAGGTCGGAAATTTAGTCGATCTAGCCTCAAGCGGTATGGCCTATACAAAGGGCTACGCCAATTGGCAACAGGGCTTCGCAGTAGCCTACGTCCAAGATCGTAAAGTGCAGGTTATACCTATACCTATTAATAATCATTCATTTATCTTTGAGGGTAAATTGTATGAGTAGGCAGACAGATTATGAGCCTAGAGATATAGACGAACAAATAGACGCCTTTGACGAATTAGGGCTTTTGTAACAAAACTGTTATACAACACGCCGACGCCGGTATTGATAGTGTCGGTTGTATCTGTCACCCTTCTCTTATCCAAGTCACTCGCTTGGTGTAACGGAAAGGTAAACAATGAACTTAACATTTGCAGACTTTGATCTGCTAACAGAAACCCAAATGCAGTTTAAAGGTATTGATTGGGAAGCGCAACTTGACCGCTTTGACCAAACCCCTAACTTTGAGCATGAATACATTTATTGGGTAGAGAATAGTGCCGCTTTAGTACTGGCCACTAAATACCTACAACAACAAGGTTATGAGTTTCAGATCAATTACGACCTGAGATTTGACCAACCTATTTTTACAACAAACTTCGCCGGTTCATGGGTGAACGCATGAAAATCAACGGACTGACAATTTTATGGTTCATGATAGCCACCGGCTTACTTTCTTACGCTGTTAGTTTATGGCAAACCGAGGTTTACAATCGGGGCTATTGGCGTGGTCGTGCGGTAGGTTGGGATATGCACCGCCGGATGATTACCATTAAAAACCTATCGGATGAGGTATTTGACTATGAACAGAACAAATGACTTATTTGACGAGGTAAGGATTACCTTGTCTGAAAGGGGTAAGTTTTATGGTTCTAGTCGAACCAATCATGAAAGAATTTCCGAGTTATGGAGTGCCTACCTTGGTGATTACATTTCACCAATGCAGGTCAGTATCTGTATGTGCCTCGTTAAGATCAGTCGTCTTAGTGAGTCGCCTAACCATATCGATTCAGTCAAAGACGGTATCGGGTACCTCGCAATATATAACCAAATACTCAAAGAGTACGATACAGAATATAAAGGTGAGATAGATGGCATTTGACCTGAGTAAGTACATGACGGCAGAGGAACGAATTGAACTCTTTGCTAAAGATAATCCAGATATGCGTCAAAAGTCTGAACGTGAGATTGTTGACGGTATGGTCTATGTGACGGTTATTCTATGGAGAACATGGGCTGACCCAAATCCTTGGGTTTACGGTATGGCTGGAGAAAGCGTCAAGACTCAGTTCGCTATTGAAAAGGCTGAGACTTCGGCCTATGCAAGGGCAATTACCAATACAGGTTTACCTCAGTACTCGACAACAGTCGACGGACAAAAAGCCCCAAGGGCTAACAGGGCTGAAATGGAAAAGGTTGTGGCTGAGAAAGAGCAGACCTTTAAGGAGAAACTTGAGGCAAGACAAAACATATACGGACAATCAGGAAACTCTAAGAAAATAGAACTAGCACTTAGAGAGTCTTTTGCTGCAGATAAGCCAAAGGCCGAACCTGTTGAATGGTCAGTTGGTGAGGTCGTTGATAACTTGCCTAAGTCTGAGCCAATGCCAATGCCTTGTGAGAATGGCAAGACGAAGTTACTTCAAGGTATCAGCAAAGGCGGAAAGCCGTATTACGGTCATGTATGTAATTGCGGAAAGCCTAAAGATCAACAATGCCCTGCCCAATGGGCGAAGTTATCAGCCAATGGACGCTGGTACTTCGACGGTCAAGAAAATGGGTGACATGGAAATCATTGAGCCAAGTGGCTTAAGGTTGACCTTTACTGATAATGGAGTGGTACCAGATTTCGTACCATTGTCAGAATGTTGCGAGATATGCAACGACCCAAGAATGATAAATGAAAACGGCGTACTTAAATGCGTCGTTTGTCATGGGATAAACCACATAGAGTACAAATCGAATGATAGTTGAACTTAGTAAGGACGAGGTTAGGGTTTGCACTCAGTTAGCCATTGAAAGATGGTTGGCCAAATGGGATTCTATTGATCGTCCTAACTATGCTGAAGGCAAGGCCAATGGCAAGTTAGAGCATGAGGTACTAGCCAACATAAGAGCCAACGTATGCGAATGGGCAGTTGCCAAGTTATATAACATTTCATGGAATGTACCTTGGTATCCAAATGAGTTGCATCCTCTACGACATGCAATTTCAGACGTTGGCTTTCAATGTGAGGTTAGATCAGTAAGAACGGCAAGGGCAGTTCCTTTTTGGGAAAAGGATATGAATAAGTTGTTGATCGCTACTAAATGCCTTGATGAGGCTACTTTCTCCCAAGTCTACGTTTTTGGCCACCTAGAACCTCATTTGTTTATGATTGATGAGTTTTACGATGATGAGATAAGTGGCTGGAGAATACCTTTAGAATTGTTTGAGTTGGCAGATGAGCCAACACCGTAAACATAGGGGTTACCGCACTCAAAAGGTGGTAGCAGAGTACTTGAGGACTTGGTACCAGTATGCCGAGTCCTCAGGGGCTGGTCGTCAAGGCAGCGACATTCTAGGCACACCGTATGACATTGAGGTTAAAGCCGTAACTAAGTTCAGTCCTTTAGCATGGATTAAACAGACTAAATCAAGGAAATCCGATAAACTTGGCTTCGTAGTTCTACGCTGCAACGGTCAAGGAGAAAGGGCTGGAGAGTATGTCGTACTTTTGCCCCTTGATGACTTTATGAAGGTGTTGCATGGTTGAGCCAGTACGTTGCCCTAAATGTGGGGCGTGGATGATGGAAGGTTTAACCTGCTCAATATGTGCAAAGATCAATGCCCCGAGTGCTTAAGGTACAACACTAGTACGACAACCTATAACAAAGATTACTTTCATGAATGTAAAGATTGTGGTCATGAATGGAGTGAAGGTTATGGATAAAGAATCAACTGACATAGATTGGGCTTATCAAAATGCCCTTAGAGAGCAATGGCTCAAAGATCATCCGGAAGCAAGTTACATAGGTTGGACTTCAATATAAGTTACATAGTGTGACAGAGATCACATCTCACATAGTGAGACGATAGGAGAAACCATGCGTAACCGATTTGACAAGGCAAGTACGCTTCAAGTCTGCGACGCACCTAAAAGTGCGAACGCAAGCCCCGATAGGGGACGGCTTGCGAGTTCGCTGCTTGTAGCATTTGGGGTGTGTATTGTCTTAACTGCGTTTAGCCTTCAGTCGAAAGAGATTGATTCCGTTCAAGCATTACAACCTAAAAGAATGATTACTTACAAAGAGTATGCAAAACTAAAGATAGAGTCCATAAAACAATATAAATGCCTTAGTACGTTATACGGTAAAGAGAGTGCTTGGAATAGCAAAGCAGTAGGAAACCTAGATGGTACTAAGCGTGTATACGGTATACCTCAAGGTAAGAGTGAGTACCTACGTACCGCTAATGGATATGAGCAGATAGACTGGGGACTGTCATACATAGCCCATAAGTTTGGTATTGATGATGATGGTTATATCAATGCCTGTAAAGCCTATAAGCATTGGCAACTAAAGGGATGGCATTGACAAACAAAGCATTAGGTACGCAGCAATGGAAGGACTTACGCCTTAGAGTATTGGCAAGGGATGGTTACGTCTGTACCTATTGTGGTACGCACCTTGAGGGTGGCAACGCTACTGTTGACCACATAACCTCACGCAAAACAGGGGGCAGTTTGTTTGACTTAGACAACTTAACCTCAGCATGTAAGCGTTGCAATTCCAAAAAAGGTAGCCGTTTTTTAAGCCTAGCGTCTACA